CTGCCAAGTTATCGTCATCGAATCCTGAGAACCTTTATTCACGACTGAGAAGGTGGTTCTGCAGAGCATGTCTCCGCTTGAAGACGCGTTGAACAAACCGGCCTCAGTAATTGCACCGGTGCCGTCGCCTGCGCCGAAGCTTGCGACGTAGGTCACTACGTTGCTTGAGACAGTTGTTGAGGTAAGGGCTGAACGGTGTGACTCGCTACCAAGAGCTGTGTTACCAGCTGCTGGGCTTGTGCTACCGGTACCAATTGCCATGTGAGACATAGCGTTAGTGGTACTGTCCTTCATACGGCTCGCAACAAATGCTTTACCAGCACTTACTACAAGGTTGGGCACCTCGCTTACAACTTCTCCGTTGATAGCAATAGACAGGTGCCCCTTTAGCGTCAGATCATCATTTAACATGGATCACTCCTAGTTGTTGATCGGTGCGAAATTAATGGCACCTGCGTTTAAAAGGGAAGAGGCCGTTGACCTCTTAGCCAAAACAAGAGACTCACTGACCGATACCGCATCAGTGGGTGCCTTGCTTATCTGTTTAGACTCCTGCTCTGAGACAGAGAAAGAGTCGGATTCGGGGGTGGATAAGGCGATACTCGCCTGCTCTGAGATATTTGCAGTGTCAGACTTACCAAGACCTGTGCTCAGCGTTTCGCTGTCACTGAAAGATACTGAGTCAGCAAAGGCTCTAGACGCTACAAACACACGGCTGAACACGTCGCTCACGCCAATGACGTTGCCTTTCTGGGACTGGGTATCTTTAGTTAGTGCGCCTACAGTCGCTGCATCGTCAAGCGTAAACGCATCTGTAAATGTACGGCTGAATGTGACAACACGAGAGAACGCATCCGACAGGGCGACAGCCTCTGTCTGTGGTAGCTCGACTAACAGTGATGGGTCATCACTCACAGAAGCGCTTTCAGTAAACGTGCGCTGAGAGGTAACTACGCGGTCGAAGGAGTCTGCGACAGTGGCCGTGTCTTCTTTACCAAGACTCGTGTCCCGTGATTCAGTGTCAGCGAACGATACAGTTTCGGTTACGTCTCTGAATGAGGTGACTACTCGACCAAACGTCTCGGTTACAGCAACACTATCTGACTTGGCAAGCTCTGGCTCCAGTGCCGCTGACTCTGAAAGACTTGTTGAGTCGCTAAAGGTGCGTGCTGAAACAACAACGCGAGAGAAGCTATCCGTAACTGATAGGCTGTCATCTTCCGGTCTGCTGTAGTCAATAGCGGGGCTGTCGCTGACAGTCGCTGTCTCTGACAGTGGCTTGCTGAGAGCAAAGCTATGATCGTCCGTCGCTGTAAACGCATCAGTTTTTAGCTGGCTCACATCGAGAACGGCGTCTTCAGATAGTGTCGCTGTCTCAGTAAACGTACGGTTAAAGGTCACAACCCTAGACAGCACGTCGCTTACGCCGAACACATTGCCTTTCGTGGATGTAGTGTCTTTGACAAGCGCGCCTACAGTGGCCAAGTCATCAATAGTAAATGCGTCGGTAAACGTGCGCTGGAACTGCACTACTCTACTAAACGCTTCTGATACAGAGACGCTGTCGGATGGCGCTTTGTCGAAAAGCAGCACAGGTGCATCAGACAGGGACGTGCTGTTTTGGAAGGCGCGTACAAACGACACTGTTCTAGCAAGCGATTCAGTTACGCTGGTCGTGTCAGCAAGAGCCTTGTCGAAATCGTAGTCGAGGTCTTCGGTTAGGATGGGGGCATCATCAAGCCCCTTGCCTACAAACTTAGACCTAAACTCAGTTAATGTAACGGCGTCAGCTACACCCTTGCCCGTCTCAATGACAGCAGCCTCGGCTAACGCGACGCTGTCCTCAAAGAACCGGTTAATAATAAGAAGAACGGTCGCAAGATCCGTAACGCCGAAACTGTCTGTTTGCGGCTTAGTGACGCCTAAAGCTGCCAGCTCCAACATATCGACCTGATCGTCGGGCCGCTTTGTGAACAACATGCTGTGTTGCTCAGTAAGCCCGAACGACTCGCCGTCGCTGCCTCGGAAGTATCGGTTCTTGGTATCAGGGTCTAACACAACATCGGTTGTGTTTAGGTTGAGGTAATTCACTGACGTCATCAAACGTCGGTAGGCAGTCATCGCCTGCAGGTCAGTGTAGGTTACGACCGTTTGATATGTGGGGCGGCTAATCGATACGCTGGCTCTCTGAAACGCAGGCGCAACTACTTTCGGGCTGTCAAACTCGACAGACGCCCGTATGTTGGATGCGTGAACAAATAGCCTAATCGCCATTAATCGAAGTCGCTCCTTACTTTGAGCTTGATCAGGTCGTTAACAGTCTGCTTGCCGCCGCCAGCAAATGTGATTTCAAGTTCAGCCTCGAAAGTACCTGCCGTATCTAACGTGCCTACAGGAAAGTCAGTTGCCACCTTGCCGCCTGTCGCGTCTGTAACAGCGCAAGTCAAAGTGCTTTTTACAGTCGTGCTGCCAAGCTCACGGATACGCAGATTCACTGAAGCACCTGTCAAATCAATAGGTGCCCACGTAGCGTCGTTGTTCTGGTCAAGGGTCAATCCGGTGGCCGCTGTGTTGCTGTCCTTCAGTGTGAAAGTCAGCTCTGGCAACGTATCGCCCGTGACTAGATTGAGAGTGTCGGAATATGCCATTTTTGCTCCCTACCTAACGAGGCAGTATATTAGTATTGCTAATAAATTTACACCCACTAATAGACCCACATGACCCGCTGATCAGGTCTAATGTCTACGTGGACAAACGATTTGGCGATACCGATGCCATTGAAACAACCCATCTTCAGTGCTTCGTGGACGATATTCATGCGCTCGAAGCCGTTGGAGACAGCGATATCAGCTGCGATACCTTCGGTATGCCGCCCCGGACGAGCCTTCTTGGCCTCAATACTATGAGACGTGCTCCTGTAACCACTGGTAACAGTGAAGGCAAAGCCACACTTCTCTCTCAGCTCATCCAGTTTGCGGATAAATTCCTCAGACATTTCGTTCTCGCCAGTCTCTTGGCAGTTGAACTCTTCCATACTGAAATACTTAAACATCACTTCTTCCTTAAGTTCATCAACTTGTCAGCGCCGCGTATGCCGAAGCTCGCGCTTACTGCTAAAAACAACAAATACTGGTACCACTCCGGCAGGGTATTGAGAGCAGCGAAGGCCAAGTCAACGCGCTCGATCACGGCCACGTCGTCCATTGCGATGGCGTAGCCGATCATGAAGACTGGGGCTGCTAGTACAAGGGTCCAAAATTCGTCTTTCCAGCTCGATGACGACGCATCAGCCATCTTGGACTCCCACTCAGCGCCGTTAGCGATGACCTGCATTTTGGCTTGGTGGCGGAGCTTCTTCTCTTCTGCTTTGTTTTGCAGGTAACCAGAAGCGAGATCGGCGACTGGTCCTAGTAACATCTTCAGCATGGTGCCTCCTAAAGAATCATCCTGTCTCGAATAGTCTTATCTACACGCCAACCGTTCCTAATGGCCTCATCTACCGTTTCTGCCGTTGGACCTAACAACGAAATGATTGGTGATTTACCGTACTCAGCTGACTGGTTAGCCATGACCCCGAGGCTTAGCGGTCCTAAAAAGCCTGATTTATCCACGGTCTCAAATAGGTACTCGTCCCAATCCATACGGTCAGTGCGGAAGTAGCGCGTACTCGCATCAATACCGGGAAGTGCCCACGCTGCTCCATACTTGATGTACTCGCGCAGCTCCATGCCGAGCATCGCTAAGGGCATAGTGGCAACAGCAGTCAGACCAAAGACTGCAAGTGTCGCACTGGCCTCCTCGATACCGCCTTGCCCTTCCTTTGCACGAGACTTTGCTTCCCGTAAAACGCCGCCTGTTATGACCTTGGAGTAAGCATAGAAGTAAGACTTGAGCTGCCACACCAACGCCCAACGCGGGTCAGACGCCCATATAGGTCGCTCTGCCGAGTTAGGACGTAAGATAGAAGACTCAACAAACCGCTGAACTGCTTGTTTTACTTTCTTACCTTCAGGCGTAGATAGTTTCTGACCGCTCTTAACCCACGCATCTACGTCTGCTTTGGTTAAGCCCAGCTCTCGTAGGTAGCGCTCGGACCTAGGATTCGTGCCTTTCGCGTGATTCAGTATGAACTGTCGGCCCATACCTGCTGCGAACTCACGAGTAAACTTGGTGTAGAAATCCAGCCCAATCGCTCGGAAGAACTTATCGGTCCACTGACGAGAGGTGTCAGTCATATAGTCCTGCTCTGCCTGAGTAATCCAAGCGTTTGCAGCAGCTTCGTTCGTCACTACACCGATGTCCTTCGCAAACTGTTTTGCTTCCGTACGGTCTCGGATAGTAGACACTAGCTCTTTCATAGCTAGGCCAAAGGTGTCCAAAGAGAACTCTTTGGAGTTGATTACCGGCCCAGCTAGTTCGGGCAAGGAGCCTATAGTCGCCAGTGGTAGCAATGTCACAAACTGGATCCACTGCCCCCAGCTGTTTACCTGACGCCAGAATGGGCTGATCGGGTTTGCCTGATAGCCCAAGTAAGTATTGATTACTTGCATCGTGGCAGCACGTTCTTCGGGATCTAGCTTGGCAAGCTCTGCATCTAAGTCAGCTCTGTTGTTCGTAGCCTTGTTGAACTCGACGCGCTTAACCATGTGCGAGACGTAGTTAACAAGGGCGTCTGCTGGTTCCATTGCGAACCCAGCATTGCGTAAATCTGCCTGATTGATGTTGGCAGTAAGTATCCGAGACTTCTCCATCTCACTAGCAGGGTCCGCATCATCCGGTAGAACTACCGGTTCTCCTTGAATAGTCTGGGCGTACTGGCGTAGTCGATGGATTACTTTGTCCGCCTCCTTGGGTGATATATCTGGGTTCTGTTCTAGGAGTAGACTCTTGAACTCATCGGGTCTTTCTGCGATCTCCAGCAGATTGAGCGCGACTGGGAAGAAGTTTTCTCGGCGACCTATGTCAGAGTTAGACGGCTCGATATAGTCCGTGTACATCTCGTCTAAGAAAAGCCTCACCTTCTTCGCGAGATCATCTAGCTCTGACGTAGCCATGTCATCGTTCGCGGCTCTACGTAGCGCATCGATCACTTCTTGGGAGTCAAGCGGCCCAACATCTTCTTGGAATTTCTGTATCAGCTCATCTTTCTTCAGGGCAGCTGCTTTGAGCATGCCAAGACGTCCGCCGCCTTTTTCATCTTGTGCGCGCACATAGAACATGTCAGCTATCTTGTCGCCGCCGTACATACGCAATACGCCGTCGGCAGTTGCGACAAACTTCATGAGGTGCTTACCGCGCTTGCCGAGCTGGCGCTTCCAATGGTTAGCAAGGGCTTCGCCGCCTTCTTTTACAACTGCTTCGTTGACAGCTGCGACTAACGCTTTTTCTTGGAAGCCAAGGGACTCCTTGGTCGCCTCCCTACGAGTACCAACAACCTGCTCGATGTACTGCTCAAATTCAGGAGCTTTCGGCCCTTTTCTGATACGGAACCCGCGAGCCATTGCACGCCAAGCAGCTTTAAGCCTCTTGGCAACTGCTTTGAAGTGCCGCTCGGGCATGTTTCTAGCAGTGCGATTTATGTACTGTTTTGTAGCCCAACGTGATACCTGATCGGCGTACCACTCTTCGAACCCCTTCTCCGCGTATCGTTCGACATATGTTTTGTGCTCGGGGTGGCGCTCGTACGCCTGTAGCAGTCGTGGACGTAGTGCGTTGTTGGCAAGAGCTGCTTGCTGCTCTGTCTGGTACAAGTGATGCCCAATCTCATGGGCGGCGGTCATCATAGTACTAAGAGGATTGCCGGGGACATCCCGCACCATGATCACACCACGGAAGTAGCTACCACCTATCTGATCATTGGCCTTCATCCGCTCGACGATCTGTTTCGCGGCAGGGAAGTCTTGATCTCCAACAGCTGCCCTGAGCTGATCGTCTGTCATCTCACTGAGGCGGCTAAAGTTAAATACGCGCGGTGCCTCTTTCATCTTCAGCCGCTCTAGCAGCTGATCTATAGAGGAGTTGACCATCGGGTCACCGAACTTAGATGGGTCTCTCGTCGGTGCTTCGGGTGCAGGCTCAGGAGTTACTTCAGGCTCCGGTGTAGACTGAGCGGCCTCTACGTCTGCCCGATTTGCTGGCCCTAAGTTAGCCGGTGCACCACCGCGCGAACGCTGGTTAGGTTCTGGGCTTGCGTCGTCTAAAGTGGACTCTTGTTGAATATCAAAATCACCATCACCCTGATCTCGGTCACGTGGGTCTCCAAGATCAACATAGAAACCATTTTTCGCCCTTTCTGGATCGAAAGTTGCGCCTTCTGCCATCAACTGCTCAGCGACTTGTTCGGCTTGGTCGAAACTGGTTCGTACCTCTTTTGCAACGGTCTCGCCTCTATCGTCGTTGTACTTAAGACGAACTGCTACATCCGACTCATTTGATGTCTCTACGAAACGTGCGCTTTGCAGAAAGTTAAGGCGATACTGGGTGTCGCCAAGCTGCCCAGCCACCATATTGAGGCCATTGAACTTGCCATTAGTGTAATTGGCTTGTTTTAGCAGAGACACGCCGTTCATGTCTGTTACGTCATAACCAGCAATAGCTAAGTCGGCAAGGATCTCTGAGAGTCCTTGCTTTAGCATATCCGCTCGACCCTGCTCACCTTCGAAACGGCTGCCCTCGCGGTTCTCTACTAAACGACGACCAGCGTTGACCAAAGACACAAGGCTGGCACGCATCTTTGTACCGTCTGGGCGCTCAACAATTACACTCTGCCTATTAGGTTTAGCTTTGGCTGCTCGCCTTGCTTGTGCCTCCAAGAACTCTGGTAGCGTGAACTTCCGACCGGGGCCATCGGCATACAGCTTGTCGTAGAAAGTTTTGTAGACAACAAACTCGTTGCCCTCTTTTACAAGCTCAATAACGGCGTTAGGGTTCTCTCGACTCGCGCGTGCTGCTGCTTTTAACGCCCCAGCAGTTACGCCCTGCATGTCTTCTGCATCAAAGTCTGTTTCGCCGAACTCGTCGGCATACTCTTGTCGAGCATCTGCCTCATTATCAAACGTCTGCGTCGGATTCTGTTTCGCTCCGTACCTACCAGACTCAACACGCTCTCCTTCAACTTCCTGCGTGTTCTGCATCTCGTCGCGCATTGCGCTGAGTTCTTCAAACTCAGAGCCAAAAGTAGGCGTTTCGTTAGGATCAGCCTCTTCGAACGAGTCAGGATCGTCGTCAACAGGGTTGACCTTCGCTTCTTTGTTGACCTTCTTGGCGCGCTCTTCGAGAGCTTGCTGCGCATCTACAATAGTCGCACTACCGCCCTCCGGGGCTAACCCGCGTGCTGCAGCCAGTGCCTCCGCTGCGTTCTCAGCAGTGGTCAGTTCTTCAGAAACAATGTTGCCTTCAGAATCGGTAGCACGTGCGACTAACGTCGCGTTACCGTAGTCCTTAGTATTTGAGTAGCCAAGAGCCGCGCCAACCACGGCGTCCGACGCTTGGCCAGCAACCACTTCGCTCACCACGTCTTTATTCGTGGATATGATCGTGCCTCTGCCGGGAACGAATGCAGCAAACGCTGACTTACCATTCACTTCGACAGGCGTCACTTTATTGGTACGCGCGCTGTACTGCGCTTCATTACCAGCAACCCACACTGCTTTCTTTTCGCTAGTGGGGTCTACCATCGCGTTTAGCTGAGCGTTTATATCAGAAGCAGGCTCTGGGCTGGTCTCATTGTAGCCAGCAGAATTAGACTGCTCTCGTACAATCGCCTCTTCTACTCTTTGGCCGCGTGCCTCATCAAGCATGCGCTTAGCTTTGTCGACTACATTCGCCGTCTTGTCTATGGCTGCATCAGCGGCACGTGTTGCAGCGGGCGCGGCTGCTCTAACCACTGGCACTACCCCACCAGCCACGCCTCCGGCTGCTCCCCCGCCGAAGAAACCTGCAAACGCAGACTCTGCCAAACGGAGCTGCGCTTGCTCGGCATCGAACGTGTCGTCCATCGACATACGATTGATTACAGAAATCCCTTCCTGCACAAACTCGGTGGAGCCTTCAATCGCAGCGCCTTTTAGCGAGGTAGTACCTATGTCTTTCGCCAAATTGGCGAATATGTCGCCGTCCGTAACGCTTCGCTTTGTAGCGACATTACCTATAAGTTTGAGTAAAGCTGCTTCACCGCCTACTCCAATAGCCGCTTGCGGGACGCCGACTGTTGCCGCCCGTATGGCGTTACCCGTGTCTAGCTCTCTACCCGAGTCAAGTGCTTCAGATAGGTTAGAGCCAGACAGTGGTACGTATTCAGCGCCAAAAGCGCCGCCCAGAGCACCGCGCTTCATATAATTATAAGAAGCCTCTGCGATAGCTTTTTCGTCTGGGTCGGCTACGCCTTTAACCGTCCGCTCCACTGAATCCTTAACGAGTTTCTCTACCGCTTTTTTACCGCCCAGCGAAAACGCAGCGCGTCCTGCAATTGCGCCGACGCCTGCTCCAGAAATGCTGCTAACAGCGCTGGGGAGAAGCTGTCCCGTCGACTTAGCTACCTGTGTCACAAAACCCGTCAGGGTAGGCTCGTTTAAGAACTCTTCGAAGGTCTCTACATTTTGAAGGGGGGCTGCTGCTGCCTGCTCCGTGACTCGTGCTCTGCGTACGTTTGCTGCAGCTGCTTCGTCGTCTCCGGTTAGAGTGTTGTACAGCGCCTTGAAGTATTCAGTATCAGCAGCAAGCCCTTCTGCGCCGCTTTTAACACCAGCCCCAAATACTTCGCCGACGCCTGTGGGAGTTGGGCTTGCGAGACGCGGCCCCCTAACGCCGCTACTTACATTTGGGTCAATGTCATCAAATAGGCTTTCAATATACGACTTAGCCATTTTGCGTATTCGCGATCGCTGCCTGCTTGACGCGATCCGAAAGGCGCTTACCTAGCTTTTCGAAGTCGCTGATCTTCACTCGCTTGCCTTGTTGCTCTCCTGTTCTGTTCCCATCTGCATCGGTGGCGTATGACAGGTAAATAAACTCTGTGGGGTTTTCAGGGTCATCTACGCGGACACGTGATAGATCGAAGTCTGTACCCTGTGGGTTTGCATCGTCCAAGAAGAACGACTTCAGTCGTGCCCCAAAACCAGCGCTTGGCCCGAACTGAACAAACGTCGCGATGGCAGTACTAAGACCTGCGTTTATCGACTCGTTAATCAAGGCCATTGCCTGCGGGTCATTTTGAAACTGAGCCGACTGAACTTGAATCACAGATAGGTCGTCATTGAACCCTTGCAGCGCCGACCGCCAATTTTTGTTCGGTTGATCAGCGCGCTCAGGGTCTCGGAATCGAGTCGTCATACTCTCCAGCGCTTCTTTTGCAAGCTGTCCCGCACGGTAGAGTCGTGTGTTTCCGTCCTTATCGATCCCATCAACGTACTTAGCAAAGCTGGTACGTGAATTATTCAGGGCTGCTAAAGCGCTAACTTCGCTCGCGTTTGCTTTGATACGATCAGTCTCTGCCTTATACAAATCAGATTCGGACGCGTCGGCGCGACCTGAACTCTTCAGGTTACTCATCTCTGCGCGTGCGCGTTCGCGGGCCTTATCATCAGGTGCAACGACTGACAGCAAAGCTCTTGCGGCCAACTGCTCTCTAGTAGGCAGCTTGGCGATATCTGATATTTTCTCTACGCCAGCTTCTTGCATGCGCTGACCCATCGCACTGATCTGCGATGAAGTTAGTCTCAGCTCACCAGAATCTACTAGAGCGTCTAATTCCTCTGGGGACAGCCCGTCTACGCGTGTGATAACGGACTGTTCGAAGTCGTTCCAAGCGTCAGTATCCATGACAGGTGTTTTGCCTGCGGTGCCGCGTGCAGTCCGAATATTCGCTTCTTCTTGCTGCAGAGTCGCAAGCTCTTCTCGAAGTTTGTCGACTTCGAGGTCTATTGATTGTTTAGCAGGAGCTGACTTAGTAGTGGCCCTTCGGTTGGTCAGGCGAGTGATCGCGTCTTGAAGCGTCTTGACCCGCCCACTAAAGCGAGTGCTGTCATCAGGCTCCGCATCAGGTATATCAATCCCAAAGTCTTCAGCTGTCTGCCGTACAAGAAGTCTCTTTTCTTCCTCCGTCTCTGCTGAGGCTAGTAGATTACGAAAGCTTCTTGACGCTGCGGGGTCACCCTGCGCATCAATCTGTGTAGTAACTATGGCTTGTGCATCTGCAGCGGCATTTGCAGCATTAATGTCTGCGTCATTAACCCCCATCTGCGCCATATAAGCAGCGCCAGCTCTGCCTTGTGCCCCCTCTATGACACGGTAGGTCACCCATTCGTCTGATATAGCCTTTGCAGCCTGCTCAGGGGTTAGAACTACGACTGTGTCGGACGCTTCGATAGTGCCTCTCTCGGTAAGAACACCCATCGTGCCATCTTCATACTCACCCACGACGCTTATGCCGCCGTTTTCATCTCTGCGTATTTCTGTGTATCTGAACCCTTCAGGACGAGGCAATGAACCATTCTCAAGGACATCTAGCGCGAACTGATCGGCGTTCCTATCCCCGGCGGCTAACCCCCCAGCAAGAACTTTTTCGTCCAACTTAGTGTGGTCTTGCGCCGAAACGTACCCAAGCTTACCGGCACGGACATAGTAGTCACCTGCCCGTTGAGTGTCTTGATTGCGCGCGTCATCTCTGGCAGTTCTTTTTTCTGCTGCTTGGGATATTTCTAAGTTGCCTTCAGAAACGGTCGCTAACCTAGAGTTGGTGTCAGCGTTCTGTTGATCGATTTTTATAGACTCGTTGAACTGCCTAATGTTCTCCTGCTGCTTCTGACGATCGAACTCCAGTACATCTTGCCGGTACTTATTATCGCGTCGCTGCTGAGCAAACGCTTGGGCACCCTGCATACCTGCAAGTAAACCACCACCAAAATCACCGAGTGCCATACCGCCCCCTTAAAACGCGAACGCCATGATAGCCATCGCACCGAGGCTACCAATCGTTGAGTATGTGTTGGCGCGAGACTGAGCTTTAGCTGCTGAGTAAGCGTTCTTACGCTGTGTCGCATCAGCCGCAGCTGCGCCCATCTGGTCAAGAGACGATCGGTTTACGCCTTGGCCAATATTGATGAGATCTCCTAACAAACGTGTATTCGCTTCTCGTTGAGCGATTCGGGCGTCGTTTACAGACTGGATGCCGCCAAGTGTGTTTGCTCGCTGTAGCTGCCGCTCTTGCTGCTGCATTTGTGCAGGCGTTAAAGAAGCGCCGTAGCGTGAAGCGTTTCTAGAAGAGATGCCTGCTGCTAAGCCTTGGGCTACTCCAACGTCCTCGCGAGCCTGATCAATAAGACTGGTGTCATTCTGCGCCTGCTCAATGAGCTGCTCTTCAAAACCTCGATAGTTGTTGACGTAGTCGAGATATTCGTTGCGTGTGATCTGGGCGTACGTCTTATCGGGGTCTGTGACTGTAGGAAGACCAGCAGTCGATCCAAAGTTTTGATAGACGCCCGGTCCTTGGCCACGGCCACCTCGGCCTCTGTAAGCAGCACCACCCAAGCCGCCGCCAGTCTTGCCGGGTGGTAGTGGTTTTACACCCGCAGTACCGGGGGGGTTAGGACCAACCACGCCTCTGTCCTTAATGTAATCGGGCGGTAGTGCCATGCTTGTGTTAGGTGACATGACCATAATTAACCTCCAAAGAATCCTGAGAAGCCAAGACGATTTTTTAAACCGCTGACCTTCTGTCCACTAGAGTCAACTGGACTAAAAAACCCGCCGCTTACTTCCTCGGGTGGCCCCATACCATCCCCGGCCATTTTCTCGCCTTTAGTTCCCATGTTTTCGAACCCTTGCATAAGTGCAGCACCCGCGATCTGTCCCGCAGCATTGAACTTAGCCTGTGCTACCTGCTGCTTCGCCCTCGCTCGCTCCAGCGCTTGAGAGGTTGCAAGACGAGATGCCTGCGCCATGCCACTCTGTGCATCTGCTGCCTGTCCTCGCGCGGTGCCCAACACGTTGGTTCTCATCTGGTTCTGGACGTTTTTAGCATTCGTATTCGCGACGCCTAACTGTCCTTGATAAGCCTGTGCCATATCACCAGTGGCGGTTGTGCTCTGTGTCTGTCGGTAGTTTGGTTGAGATGTGAGCGCCTGCATGGTGTCCGCATTCGCGCGGCCTCGCAGACCTGAAGACACGTCTTCGGTCATGGACTGATCACGCATTTGGGTGAGTAACGGGTCGTACTTCTCTTTGAAGTACTGGTACTCAGCCATTGCGACCGACGCTGACGCTTTTTCTGCGTCAGACGCTTCGTAGTCTTGTTGTTTCGGCTTACTTCCCATCGTCTAAGTCCTTCGAATAAACAACTGTTTCGATATCCCACCCTAGTTCTGTTAGGTAGTTCTGCATTTTCGGAACCCGTGACCTAACAGTTAGCTTGCTGTAACCCGCCTCCTTGGCTATCCGCATGAAAAACGCCTCATGCACGCTGACCAATCCTTGGCCTTGGTAAACCGCTGCGGCGAGCCAAACCAGTAACGACCGCTCTCCGCTGTGTGGATCTGTCTCACCTGTAGTGACTACAAACCCTTCATCCGTGGTCCAAAGGTGCGCCTGCTCATTAATACATGCGGCGTATACATCCTCTGGCCTAAAAGATAGGTACTTATCCTCAGCGAGGATGCCCTCTATCCCCGGCTTGACCCAATCCCACTCGCGGCGTATGTCCGCGAACACAGGGTCAGCGCGTTTCTCTTCCATACCTATTTCTCTTCCTAGATAGCGGTGCATACAAACCGCCGTACTTCACCTTCCTAGCTACACCTTCATCAGCGTGGCGAGCGCGTCGCTCCGCGTTAGTAAGGTGCTCGTTAAACAATGACCCGTAGACTTGCGCTCCTGCGAAGTCGGTCCAGTCTTTACTTGGGAGGCGCAACAGACGGAACAAAGCGCCCGCTACAATTGCATCCCTATAGTCGTTCATTACATCGTCGTCACACGCAGTAGACTGATGCGTGGGCTTAAGCTGCACACGGAGTACTGTCGATGACGCTTTGGTCTCGTTGGGCACTGGCACCAACCAGAAGATCGACTGAGACTGCTTTACGTAGTACTCAGGCTCACCGTAGTAGTTGCTATCGCGCCACTTAGGCTTGCGCTGCTCCAGCAGATTAGTGCTAATAGGCTCAAGATCGCGACCTTCGTGAACTACCCACATGATCTTGTGCACAGCGGTCTGGTTAGGCGCTTCAAGATCGTACTCAAAGATGCCGTTAACCGTGGTCACGGGGTCTAGCTCTGCTTGGTAGACGCCTGTCTTCTCGCAAAGCTCGATAACAGCTGAGCGAACATTGTTTTCAATCAGCGTATCGGGACAACCCGGAACCATCGGGAGGATCTCTGGCAGCAAGGACTCATATGCTATAGCCATGCTTTACCCCATAGGTGTCGTTGGCGCGGGTCGGTTCTGATCTACGTTTGGTGTAGTTATAGCGTCGACCTGACCTTTACCTGTCACTGACGCGGTAAAGATCTGGTAGTGGTTAGCAGCACGCTGGGAGTTACCTGCGTACTCTGCGTCTTTCATATATGCCATGTAGAGAACGTAGTTCATGACAGCGTTGGCATAGATGTCGGGGATATCGAGGTTATCTGACTGCGCGACCGCTGAAGGGTTTGCAGAGTAGATAATCTCTAGGTAAGAATTACCACTAACACCGGGGTAGACGTAGAAGTTACGGGGGTTAGCCTCGTCGTATATGTAGTGCTTAATGACGGACGTGTGTGCCGCATCGCCGCCAACCGTGGGGTCGTGCCAGTCAGGTGTCTGGGCATCGAGTACTTCGCGAGAAACCAACCGAACTGATCGCTTACCAGTGCCATTAGAAGCAGCAGACATGTTTCGTACCGCTCGCAGCAAACGGTTGCCGCCACTGGGTATGGTTTGCTTGGTGCCTGTTACGAGAGTTACCGTCTCGTTCTTTGCTGATGCATCTGGCTTTAAAAGAGCGATTTCTCTCTGTGCGTCATTGATCCACAGCACTAGCTCACTGACTACTGGCCAGCGAACACCTGTGGTGTCTTGCAGCGTTGTTTGGACGCGGTCGATAACACTTTGTACTGTGACTGACATATTTACCTCTTACGAGTTTAGGGCCGTTTCCCAAGCAGCGAGACGCTCGTCTGTTGGGACAGTACGCCCTACGGCCTTGTTGACGACAGCAGCCTTGGGGGTGCCATCGGCTTTAAAATTCTGTGGGTCACCGTCCTTGATCAGCTCTTGCATCACAACGACGACTTCGTCGGTACCTACAGGCTCTTCGTAGTCTTCATCAGCTACGACCTCTACCCGACCTTCAACTTGCTTTGCGCCCATTTGCATGGCCATCAAACCAATCTCTTCCGCTACCTCGCGCTCTACACCCGCCTGAAACAAAACAACTGCTCCAGAGGTCAACGCGATACGGAGATCCTGTTCGCTAATTACCTTCATTCTTTCTCCTTAGAAGAAGTAAGCCCCTCCGAAGAGGGGCTTGCCTGTCTTACTGCGCAGTGTCGAGACAGATCACGCCAAAGTCTTGGACTGATCCGCTTACGTCACTGTTGTACTTAGGCTTGCGAAGGCCGAAGATCTTGCCGATTGAGATACCAGCTTGGTTCTCGTAGTCGAAAGTATCCTCAACGATATCGGGGAGGCCGATATCAGCCATTGCGAGCGACTGAGCACCGCAGAACAGAGCACGTGCTCCGCTTACGTCTGCATCTGCGCCCCACTTGTAGCCAGCCGCGCCAGCATTTGAAGAAGTACCAGTGGTAGCGCCTTCAGTGCTGAATACGTGACGGAACTCGTGGATCATGACGCCGTCTACCATCAAGCTCGCAGAGCCTGAGAACAGAGAGTTAGCCTGACCGCGAACGCCAGCGTTACGTACGTTAGCCAAGAAGTCCGAATCGAGCTTCAGGTTGGCCATTTGCTGTGGAGTAACGAACATGTGGAAGATCTCGTCGTTACCAGCGCCTCGGATACCACGGATGTAGTTGTCCTTAGCGTATGCCTTCAGCTCAACAATGTGCTTGTAGCCAAGCTTGTCAGTAGCTGTAACAGCAGTAGTGTCGCCAGCAGAGATGCTAGTACCTGAGATACGACGGTGACGATCGCCAGTAGGCGCAGATACGTCAGATGCGAACTCAAGGTCAACCAACTCGTGACCAGCGGTTGCGGAAGTAGCACGAAGGCCACCGTTAGTCTTGTGCGTGTATGCAACACCAGAGAGCGTCAAGAACGAGAGCTGGTCCATACGGTCAGCCATTGCATAAGCAAGAGCGTCGCGAGACTGCTCACGGAAGTTAACTACAGTCTTCTGGTCAGCCATTCGGCCAGCGATACGGTTAGCGAATCGGAGCTGGTCCAACTCGATAGTGATATCGTAGGCGCGGAGTGCTTCTTCGTTGCCTTCCAGAGTGTTGTCACCGGTGATACCGTCACCAGTCATGTCAGCAAGCAAGGTGATGTTCGCCTTGGTTCCTTTCTCTGACTTAGTGAGTTCAGTTACGCGCTGAACGAGAGCGTTTTGGCCAGTTCCTGCGAACTGGTTGACGAAAGACATGTTGCGGGCAACACGCCAGAAATCACGGGACCAAGTCTGTAACTGGTCGCCAGTGAGCATACCGAAATTAGTTAAAGCCATGATGGGCCTCCATTAAATAGACAAATAACAACATGCAGCAGAGCTGCAACTATTAGCCGACTTAAAGGAGCGGCTAATCCGTTTCCTCGTATCGTGAGGCGACGAACTAGCGCTTTATTAACGAGGGGCGACCTCGGCTTGTTTTACGCCTCTGCAGGCGAGATTCGTTTTTAACGCCTACGGGGCGATCAGCTATCGTGCTGACGGACGAATGTACTTCGTATATTAGCGTCACTAATATTAAGACGCAAGCACTACTTCTTCCTGCGCCTACCTGATGCAGTAACAGCATGTTTGATCTTGGCAGGGCCGGTCTTACGTCTCGCAGAGGAAGCTTTTTCTGCCTTGGTCATCTTCGCTGCAACGGCTTTTGGTCTACAGGACGGGTACGGGCGCTTACTTTTCCCCTTAGCAGACTTACGGCCACAGGCTTTACCGGTCTTTACGTCTACCCAGTCCTCTTTAAACCACTTTCTAAGAGCAGCGCCCTTCTTACTTTTTCTTACGGCCACTTTTGTTACCCCAGTTCTTAGCGCCTACCTTGCGACACTTGGCAACTGCACCTGACGCGTACGCAGATGGCCAGACCTTATAACGGGACTTGACCTTCCGCGCACATGCGTCGTTCGCTTTCTTCTTTTTTGCAGGCATCACTTACTACTTACTGGTTGAGTGGTCATAAAACGCAAAACCACGATACCGCTGGCCATTGCGCACCCAATCATCGCCTGAACCGCTGGATTAGCGGGCAAAAACCCGATAAACCCCTGCAATACAGAGAGAACAGCGATCGCAACGCCGTACTGCACGGTCCGTGACTTAAATGCTTGCTTTACTTGTGCTGGGATCATGTTAGTACCTCTTCTTTCGTTGAGTTGTGGACTTTTTCTTCGGTTTCTTTTTGCTGCTTTTGCTGCAGCTGCAAGGTTTCCCGTTATGCATGCTAGTAACCCCGAGCTTTGCGTGCTGGGGCTTTGGCTTTAGACCGTTTTTTACACTTACCGGCCTTCTTACATGCGGCTTTGGTTGTACAGGTTGCACAGGGCTTAAACATAACTATCTCCTTACCATTTTTTACACGACCAGTACCGTGCAGTTAGTTTGCTAGGTGGGCTTGTGTCACATCGATGTCGTGCCCTGAAAGACTTTCGTCGTCCGGGCTGACTTTTCTTGATGGTCATCTTGGCGTCGCCAAAACGAATGGTTTTTGTCTTGTTGCCCTGCTTTGCGACAACAACGAACTTCTTAGTCGGGTGACTAGGCGTTCGTTTCGGTTTGTTGTAGCCGCTAACGCCTGCACGCGCTAACTTCGGGTCTTTTTTTGCTGGCATTACAGAATATCTCCGCGTAATCGTCTCAGCGTTGCTTCCGGCAGTGCATTGAACTCGTCTTCCGTCATGGAAGCGATGTCTAAGGCTTTCTCTCCACGCGCAGTAGACGACTCACCCGGCATTTCGGGCGGTTGAGCCTCTGCAGCTTTCAGTTTTCGGGTAACTTCAGCCCGTTTCTTAGCAACTTCGTCTACGCGGGGTGCTGCCTCAGCAGAAAGCGACGGTGCTGCGGCTACTTCGCCCATATCAACCAAGTCATACTCGCGAAGGACGAATTTTGCGGCCTTTGTTAGCGCTGCAACGGGGTTTTCGCCTTTCATGATGAAGGCATCACGCAAATCGATGACTTCTTGGGTGTAACCTTCGTTGTATTGATCGGAATTTCTGTTAAAAACAGGAAAATTATCCTCTAATTCCGATGCAGCCTGCTGTAAAGCAGTGGCTTGCTGGCTTTGAGACACGGATTCGCCGATTTTTGAGCTAAATTCGTACTCTAGCTGCGCCCTCTCTGCCGATCGGATTTCTTTTCGGAGAGCTGCGGCCTTCTGAGCCTCGCCGTCGAGTACCAAATTCTGGTATTCAACCTCTTTCGCGTCAAAATCGTAGGCTTCTGGCGCTTCACCCGGCTCCTGCTTCTGCGCTCGCAGCTCATCGAGCTGTTTTTCCAGCGCTTTCTGCTTAGCCAACACCTCGTCAAGGCGTGATTTAGGCACCATGTGCTTGCGCGGTTCCTCCGCAACAGGTGTTTCAGGCTCTTCGGCGGCCTCAGTTACCGGCGTTTGATCTCCGAGAGTAGGCGAATCGTCTTCTGCCACAGGTTCTTCAGCTTCCTCAACAGCTTCAACTGGAGCTTCTTCAGCTTCCGCAACAACTTCTTCATCTTCTGGCTCCTCCGTAGGCTCTTCGCCCAGTCCAAAATTCAAATCAAGCTGCTCTGCAGCTGAATCTTCTGGTGCATCCGATCCGGGCATGCGGTCATACACCAACTCGTCTTTCTGCTCTTCGTTAGACATCTCTCAATCTCCTATTGATTCTCAGGGGTCCGCATATTCGGTATGTTTACCTGTTGCGGCTGTTGCTGCTTTGCAGCGGTTTGCATTGCTGTAGCAGCAATTCGGGTTGCAGCAGCAGTCTCCTGCTGTGATCTGCGCGTCTGGTTGGTGAGGTCGGACAACTCACGGCGTAGATCAAGCTCGCGGTTCTTCATCTCAAGCTGCGACTGCAGTTCTGCCATACGCATCTGAGGCTGAACCTCGGCTGTGTCTTGTACCTTGGCGATGTTGACCGCCGCTTCCGACTGAAGCTTGCGTACTTCAGCTTCGAGCTTGGCAATCTCAAGCTGTAGCGTTTGCATAGCCATCTGCTGCTGCGCTGCAGCAATCTCTTGCTGCTCTGGCGTCTTCTCGACACCGGTCATCATGCGGATGCGCTTAGCCAGTTCGCCCTTCTTAGCAAGGTGCGAGTACTCGACAATGGCGTCGTCTGGTATCGATACACCGACCTGACGCAGCTGCAACGCTTCTGCAAACTGAACCTCGTCGAACGAATCACGGGCCGGAGCTGTGGCTATGATTACATCGTACTCGCCTAGTGTTAGGTCGTTCACGATCCGTCCTTCAGGGGTCATCTCGTTGATGACCATCTGCTCACGAGGCTGCATCGGATCACTGTCGTTGGTGATCATGATGATGCGCTGCTCTGTGTAGAACGTCTGTATGAGATCTAATATACGTTCTGCTAGGTATTGTCGTGTCTTACGCAGGTTATCGAGCGGCACCTGAATCATGATGACGCCACGGTTCTGCTTAGCCTGAATGGCTACGCCTGATACTTCTGCGCTATCAGACCCGAGCATCGAGTCGTTGATGCCTGAGATCGCTTTGATATTAGCCGCTGCTTTCTGACTGATGCGATCTAGGCCGGTGGGGATCTGGTTAGGCTGAATCTTCTGCGGGGGTTGTGAACCACGGTTGTACTCAAGCACGAGGCCTGTCTCTGCACCGTGCTCCTCCAAATCATCAGCTTGCATCCCGACTAGTGATCCACTCTCCACGACCCACCCGCTGTTCGCAGTGGTGTTAACAATGTGGAGTTCTTGGCTCGCTATCTTGTTGAGCTGCTCTTGTGGACTAAGGAGATTGCGGACCATGCCAAAAGGGCGACCGCGACGGAAGTAAGCGAAATAAGGAACAATAGTGAACCCATTGTAAGGAGACCAATCGTCGTGAAGAACGACGTGATCGCACGTAACAGTCCAACGAACCTTGCGCTTAACCTTTGAAATAATGTTGAGGCCATACTCCTTGGCGAACTTCTTAGCTTTTCTGTCGTTCCATGCTTCTGGTACATCTCTCTGGTCTCCTGTGTCAGGGTCCACGAAACAATCTACCCGGTGCATACGGCGGTGTTGACGCTCGATGACCCGCAAAGCCCTAATATTGCGGTACTCATCATCTCCGGGTGGTCCTGCACCCAGATAATCGTCAGCAGAAGACAGATCGCCGAAGCGGTTCTCTTCATACTCGATGGAGTCCCGGCCCATACCTGCGCCGTTTTCCGCAATAAACTGCAGCTGCTCGGCTTTCTTCTTACCGTACAACTCTTCAATCTCATCTAGGGTCATCCATTTGGTCTCAAAGACCTCGTTCCACGATTCGGGATTCTGGTCCTTGGCGTCTGGATCAATGAGGATGTCTAGTGGATCACGAGCCGTGATTCGTACTTCACCTTCCACGTGGTCGGAAAAGTCCATGCGAACGTCAAAGTATCCGCGCCCATCTAGGATGAGGCCGTCACTAAATACTTGCTGCTCGATCCAATCGAGCTTGTTGTTGTCTGCGATCTGCAAGTACAGCTTTGTCAGGCTGTGTGCTACCTCTGTGTCGCCGTTGCGACGTGGTTTGAACTGCACATCTGCACGGCGCGTGGACTGTTCTCCAAGGACCGTGTTCACTGTTGGTAAGACAGTGTTGATGGTCAGTGCAGGACGGCCCTCGGCCTCTAGCTGAGCAATGTCATCGGGATCCCACTGATCGCCACGATAAAAAGCATCGCAGCGTTTTGCGTTTTCGATATAGTCTAGGTGCCCGTTGTCACGTGCACGCACATAGCGGTCCCACTGGCCTGAAGCGATTTCTGCCTCTTCACCGGGGGAAAGTCGTTTCTTTGGGTTGGCCATAGTTATGCACTCATCGCAGATTTATTGCGCTCGGGTTTCATGAGGTGGTTAAGACGATCTCGCCATGACGGTTCACGGACCACGGGGGGTGCTTGGTAAGCAGCAAACTCCGTCATCATTAGACCCAACCATGCGAGAGCATCGACTTGGTCGTCATGCACCCCGTTCGGGAAACGTAGAAGTTCTGCGACTAACGGGCCTGTAAATAGTTCATCGCGGGGGAGGAACACCATCCCCTGCTGCATACGGCCTTGGATCGCTCTAGCACGGGCTTCCTTATCCCGCCGCCCCGTCTTGAGGTCTTTGAAATAGGCTTCGTAAAGTCCGCGCTCTCGAACACGTTTCTCTAGGAACGGACCAAGAGCCATTTCGATGTGGCCCTTTTCGATGCCGATAATGGATGGGTGCCACGTCTCGTAGAGATCCAAGATCTGTTCTACAAGCTCGAAGCCATCAAAGCGGCCTCGCACCACGTCCATAACGAATAATTGGTCGTACTCGTTGACCCCGATAACCATGCCGACTGAATAGTCGTTGCGGTCACGTTTGCCGATCGCCAAGTCCCACGCGGCGTAGTAGCGCATGGAGTCAAGGTCGACCTCTTCAGGGTCGTAGTAGCGGATCATGTCGCGGGTGAAGTAGTCACCGTCATCCGCAACTGGGTTCTGTTGGTACAGTGCCGACCAGTCTCGGGGGCCGACAGCTCGCTGGATGCGTTGGAGCGACTCAACGTCGTACCGCTCTGGGTGTAACGCGTCGCCTAGCTCTCGGAACTCTTCGTCTTCCTCTGCTATTGCAGGGTAGCGGATGACTTCCCACTCATCACCGCCATCGGTAGAAGCCTTAAGCAACCGGCCTGCTAGATCGTCGTCATGCCAACGAGTGAGAATAACAAGTACTCCGCCACCCGGAGCAAGACGTGTGTAAGCAGTACTAGTATACCAATCCCAAGAACTATCCCGGTTGTTCTGGCTTTCAGCATCCTCTCGGTTCTTGACGGGATCGTCGATAAGAAGAATGTGCGCTCCTTTACCCGTAATACCACCACCGACACCAGCTGCAACATAACCGCCGCCGTTTGTAGTAAGCCAAGCTTCCGCAGACTGGCTATCAGGATCGAGTCGAGTCTGGAACGCAGTTTTGTAAGTAGACTCGCGGAGGAGTTGTCGGACCTTTCGGCTGAAACCCATAGCAAGCGAACCCGAATACGAGCAACTAATAAATTCGTGGCTAGGGTTTCGGCCCAGATGCCAAGCCGGGAACGCAACCGACGCAAGGGTCGACTTTCCATGACGCGGTGGCATAAAGAGCATGAGCCTTGGACTCTTCTTGTCCACCACGTCTTGGCTGAACTTCTCCAACCGGCGACAGATGTCCTTATGGACCCAGCCAGCTGAGTAGTCAGGGTTGAATCTTTCCACAAATGGTAATAGTCGCTTTCGCGTGAGGAAACGTAGAGCAAGTTCCGCTTTCGCCTTATCTTCAAGTGACGCCTCCTCCTCTTCTTCTATCTCTACATCAGGAGCAGTGGGAGGTGGCAGCGCTTCCGCGTCGTCAGCTTTACAGTAGACACACAGCCCGCTTACCTCGTCTGCGTACAAGGTCTCGGGGTGTAAGTTCTTACAACGTAAGCACTTACGTTTCGGTATTTCTGCATTCAAGACGCGGCAGGCTCCAAATAGGCGTTAGACTTTCCGGCTATCTCCAATAGCTCCTCATCAGACAACCGCTCAAGCTGCTTTGCGGTCGCGTTAAGGTTGATATTGATCTGGGTCGCTTGGTCAGGCAGACCTAAACCGTGCAACTTCACTAGTGAGTCGACAGTGTTTTTCATTTCTGTCGCGGTAGCGGACGAGGAGTACGCCTCCATATACATAGTGTGTGCGTTGGTCTTAGTGAACTTGACCTCTTCGCGCATCTGATCGCGAAAATACTGTAGGGCTTGCTGCACCTGCGGCAGCTTTGACGCGGAATACGCTGTTTGCGCGGAATTATA